GGCTACATCAACGCCGCAATGGACCACGCTGTCGTGCTCTTGCGCGAGCGGCTCCCGGAACTCCCAGCGGACGCGATTGAAGATGCGTTCGAGGAGGCAATGGTCTATGTTCGAGCAGGCGACTGAACTTGCGCTGACCCAGCGCCGGATGGCCCGCCGCAAGGTTGAGTATCTGAACAATCCAAAGTTGTGGGCAGAAGAGCGCGCGGGCGTACACCTGTGGAGTAAGCAGGCCGACGTTGCTATGTCCGTGGCCGAGAACCATGACGTGATCGTGAAGGCGGGCCACGGCGTTGGCAAGTCGATGCTTGCTGGTCTCCTCATTTGCTGGTGGGTTGACACACGCTATCCCGATGGCCGTGTTGCCTCAACCGCGCCGTCCGTGTCCCAGGTTGGCGCCATCGTTTGGTACGAAGTCCGCAAGATTTTCGCCAAGGTACAGAAGCGTTACGAAGAGGGCCTCACCTACGCCCCGCTACCCGGCTATATTACCGCTGAGAACCGCTGGAAGACCGATGAGGGGCTCGAAGTCGGCGCCGGGCGTAAACCACCCGAGCGGGACATGGACAGCGCGTTCCAGGGCATCCACGCGGCCAAGGGTGTGCTGGCCCTAGGGGACGAGGCGTGCCACGATGCTGACACGGACGTGCTTACGGGGGGCGGGTGGAAAAACTGGTCCGAGGTAACTGACCAAGACAGGTTCCTTACATGGGATACTACCTCGAACTCTGTGGGGTATGAGTCCCCGAGTCGAATCGTCGCGTACCCCTATGAAGGTGAGATGGTTCACTACAAGAACGAGACCACCGACTTTATGGTTACCCCGAACCACGAAATGATCTTTGACGCGTACATTAGACGCGGGCAATTTGAGCGTAAGCAGGCAGGAGACCTGACCTACTCAAACAAGTACATGCGTCGCACCATTCAGAACTGGATTGGTGAAGAACCTGAGACATTCACTCTCCCGGCTTACCAAAGCGAGAGGAAGAGTTTTCCTGAACTCATCTTCCGCGCTGATGATTGGGCGCGATTCCTTGGGTGGTTCGGAAGCGAGGGAAGTCTCGATAAGAACGGATATGCTGTCCATATCTGGCAAGTGAAAGAAGCCGGGAGGCAGGACATCCGGGCACTCCTCACCCGCATGGGCCTAGAGTTCTCAGAGTACGGTGACGATCAGTTTGCGGTCTATGGAGGGCAACTCTCCGCATACCTGCAACAATTTGGTCGAACGACTGTGGACAAGCATGTACCCGATGTTGTTCGCGGGTGGTCTACACGGCTCATCCGTGAGTATCTTGATGCGTACGTTCTTGGTGACGGATACCGGAACGGTGCGCGCCGAATCATCTATACCTCGGGCGAACGGATGTCCCGCGACATCCACGAGTTGGCGCTAAAGGCGGGGTACAACTCCACCGTTATCGAGCGACCCCCTGTAACGGGTGTACCTCTTAAAGACGGTCGGAGGATTACTTCCACGAGGACCGGGTACGTGATCTCTCTGTCTGAGAGTGATGTTCAGATTAGGCTACGCCCGGAGCATGTAGAGCGAGTGGCCTATTCCGGTATGGTCTATTGCGCGACTGTACCTAAGAACCGAAGCCTGTTCACGCGAAGGAACGGGAAGACGCTCTGGAGCGGAAACTGTGGCCTGTCCAAGGACATGATTGACGCCCTCGGCAACATCACGACCACTGCCGAGTCCCGCCGCTTCCTGATCCTGAACCCGACCAACCCCGCCAGTTACACCGGCGAAATCTTCCGCGAAGACCTCCCCAACTGGACCAAGCACACGATCTCGGTGTTCGACTCCCCCAACTTCACGGGCGAAGAAGTGCCCCCCGAGGTTGCCCGAGCACTCACCGACCAGTCGTTCGTGGACGCCAAGAAGGCCGAGTACGGCGAAGGTTCGCCCCGGTACATGTCGCGCGTGCTGGGCGAGTTCGCCTTCGACCTTGACGCCTCACTCATCGTGCTCGAAGACATCGCCGTAGCCCACGACCTGGACATTCCCGTGTCAGGCAACCGACCCATTCTGGGTGTTGACGTGGCACGCTTCGGTAAAGACCTCAGCGTCATCTACAGCAATGACAATGGCCGTGTCCGATTCCACTCATCGTGGGGTATGACCGATGGTGTGTCCACCGCTGAGAAAATCCACAAAGCCGTACTCGAAACCGGGGCTATCGAGGTCCGCATCGACGGCTCGGGTATCGGTGGTCCTATTGCGGACGTGCTGAATAGGCTCCGCACTGACTCCGGCTCCGACTACGAGATCATCGAGATGATGGGTGGTTGGGCCGCGCCCGACAACCAGGAGCACAGTAACGCGAGGTCCTATTGGTTCGACAAGTTCCGCTACGACCTCCGCGCGGGTAAGTTCGACCTCGATTTCGCGGACACAAAGGCAACCGAGGAACTCCTAGCAATTCAGTACGCTTTCCGTGCCGGATCGAATGCGCTCAAGATGGAATCCAAGGATGACATGCGCCGCAGGGGTGCAAAGTCCCCCGACTATGCCGACGCGATCATCTACTGCGTGGCCGACATGGAATACCTCCGTAATCCAACCCCCACCGGAAGAATTCTGATGGAAACCGAGGTTTTTTCGTCAGAAAGCCGAAATGACCCAGTACTCGACTGCTTGAACTGGTAGAATGGTAGTACCATGACTGAAACTGACGCACTTCATTGGCTCCCTGTGAGCGAATCCGCCCCTAACCCGATGTCGCACATCGAGGTTCAGTTCCTTATGGAACAGGTCCAAGCGCTCTCCGGGGATAAGGAACTCCTGATCGAGGAGTTGAACGGGATCGTTGGACGCATGACGGACGCCACCGACGCCGGGTGGATCGAGATGACCTCCGGTGCGTCGCAGTCGGGCCTCCAGTTGCGGGTCCTCAAGAGCGTGGCGAGCCGCCTGCGTGACATGACGGACACGAACCCCATGCTCAAGCGCGGCCACCAGTTGCGCCGGGACTACGTGTACGCACGTGGGATGGACCTCGGCAAGATCGCCCCGCGCTTCCAAGCGAAGATTGATGACCCATTCAACTTCGAGGCGCTGTTCTGCGAAGAGGGCCACGACGCGATCATGAAGGCGCGCTACACGGACGGCAACCGTTTCGCGCTCGTGAACAAGTCCACCGGCAAGACGATCCTCGTTCCGCTGGACCAGATCAGCAACTCCGTGACTGACGCCGACGACCCCAGCCGCATCCTGTACTTCGAACGCACCGTCAACACCAAGAAGGTGTGGTACGCCTCGGACCTGTACGATGCTAAGGCGAAGCCCAGCATCAAGGTAGACCAGAAGACCATCACCGTGGATCGCAAGTCGGTTATGGTCCACAAGGCGTACAACCGCCCTGTTGGCGCCACCTGGGGATTGCCTGACGCTCTCGCCGCGTACCTGTGGGTGATTGCGTACAGCAACTACCTCAAGGACAATGCGGCCCTCACCAAGGCGCTTAGCCGAATTGCGATCAAGATTTCTGCGGGCTCAAAGGCTAGCGGAAATGCGGCGGCTTCCGCAATGGGGCAAGCAAGGGGCGCCGGGGACACGGCAGTGTTCGGCTCCGACGTGCGTGTCGATGCAATGTCAAATACCGGCTCCGGTGTGAACTTTAACAATGGGCGCCCGCTGGCCGCGTATGTCGCGACATCCCTTGGCGTGTCCATTGTGGCGCTCCTCTCTGACCCAGGCACGGGCGGCTCGTATGGTGTGGCCGAAACGCTTGACCCACCCACGCTCCTCTTGGCCCAAACGCTTCAGTCGAGTGAGGCGGAGTTCTACACCCGCGTCCTGACGATCTATGGAGCGAAAGATGTCAAGATCAAGTTCCCGAGTATCGATCAGGACCCGGTATACCGTCAAATCCAGTCTCTTCTCCAGGCAACAGCGCAGGGTGTATTCAGTCGCGAGGAAATCCGCCCAGTCATTGCGGTACTCATGGATATACACGGCATTAAAGAGGGCGACCTTCCCGAGGCGGACGGGTTCAACGTGTGGAAGGACCCGAAGCCCCCGAAGGTAGTTGCTCCTGCGCCAAACGCCAATGATCCAATTCCAGACCCCACGCCCCGCCAAGGAAATAGCGGGGCCGCTGGAAGTGTGAATCAGGGCACGGACAACGACGGCGCCACACTCAGGAAGTAGTTCTCTCTAGGTATTCGATGGCCCTAGTTAGTCTCTCGGGGCCATCCTTGAAGTTACCTAGCCCCATATTACAGGGTTTGCAGAGCAGACCACGGACTTTTCCACTCGTATGACAGTGATCTACTTGGAAGTTTCCATTCTCGAAGGGGTCTTCACATATCGAACATGACCCACCACAGTTTTCAAGAAGAGCATATATGACCGGGGGTTCAACCTGAAAGGCTCTCCTCCACCCGTCCTCGCGCCGAAACTTAACACAGGGGTCGCAACGACAACCCCAGTAACTGTATCCATTGAGCGTTCCGTGAGCACTATCAGGAGTATTTTGGTGTTTCTTGTTGTACTCTCGACGGACGCGGGCCTCTAGGGTACGGGTTTTCTTACAGAGACCGCACCGACACCCCTGAGTATACTCGGAAGATTTTCCATGCTTAGAACTGTCGGGGTCATAAACATACTCTTTTGCTTTCTTCCGGGCATACTCCCGATGCCTTGCGTTGTGCGCTAGTCTGCAATCATTACACTTACACTTATCATTGGGGTAGTTGTTAGGATTCGTATGGTCTAGTGGCTTCATACTGATACTATACCACAGTTCAGGACATTATCTGTTACAGGATTTTTGGGGGTGTCTTGCGATTCATCCATAAGAAGAAGTACTGAAGAAATAACGTGCTATACTAGAGGAGATATGACTTCACTTATTGAGCACTTTGCGCTCGAATCCGTCGCCACCGACGTGGCCGGAGTTCGACGCGTCCGCCTTATCTCCCCCGGAAAGGGGTCCTCGGGCTTCTATACGGCAGAGATGCTCAACCAGTTTGTTGCCGAGGCACTTCCCAAGGGCACGCTGGTATACCTCGACCACACGAGCGCCGAGGACGAAGCACAGCGTGACGGCACCCGGAGCATCAAGGATGTCGCAGGCAAGTTTGTCACCGACCCGATCTTCGAGGCCGACGCACCGGAGGGTGCTGGCTCCTATACCACCATCAAGTTCACGAAGGCTGTGAACTCCCTGTTGGAGGACGTAGGGGACGCCATTGGCGTGTCAGTGGAGGTTCACGACGGCAAGAAGGACGCTCAGGGAAACATCACCGAGATGCGTTACACCCCATTGAACTCGTTGGCCCTCGTCCCGGTTCCGGGTCGCGATGGTCGCGTGTTCGAGAACTTCCGAGCAACGGCTTCGGAATCACAGGAAGAAGAAGGACTAGACATGCCACTGACCCAAGAAGAGATGAAGGGCATCGCTGAGATGGCCCGCGATCTCATCGTGGAGGCACTCAAGCCCGAGACCACGGAGCCCGTTGAGATCGACATTGCGGGCATTGTGGAGAAGGTTTCCGATGCCAAGTTGCCGAAGATGCTCAAGAGCGCGGCAATCGCCGCAATCCTTGAGGGCGTTTCGGTTGACGACGCGATCAAGACCCAGACGGACCTCTACGAGGCCATCGCCAAGACCGTTGTTCCCGAAGGATCGGATGAGGTTCTGAACCTCTCCGAGCGCGAGGGTGCTGACGACAAGCCCAAGGACGAAAATTCGCGAGGCGCATCCTACCTGGAGCGCGTTCGCAAGGGAGGTAACAAGTAATGGCTCTCAACTTTGACATTAGTCGGGGTGTAACCAAGAGCGTCAACATGACCTCGACCGTTGTGGCTGGAGACCCCGTTCTCGTCGGTCTTCTGGTCGGCGTGGCCCTGACGAACGCGGCACTTGCCGATGACGGCTTGTACTACTCGACCGTTGCCTTCGAAGGCGTTCTTAGCAACGTCGGCGTGGCAAACGGCCTTGTGTCAGGTGCAGTCAACCAGGGTGCTGGCATCTACACCACGACTGCCGCAGGCGCCGCCAACATCGGCGTGAAGGCCGCACTCACCACAACCGTGGGAACCAACAAGTTGTTCGGCTACACGCAGAACACGCGCGCCAGTGTCACTGGCAACCTTGAGATTAAGGTGGTCAACTAGCCATGAGTGAATTCCGAATCAGCGAGAAGGCCGAAAAGGCTGGACTGCTCATGGAGGGCGCCCTTGCGGGTGACCGGACGGATAAGGCGAAGTTCTTCGAGGGTCTTACCTCCGGTGAGATCACCCCCGCGCTTCTTCAGGCGCCTCTGACCGCTCGCGTGATCGCGACGTACGAGGGTCTCGAAGAGTCTTGGGCGGGCCTCGCAGAGCGTCACGTTGTGGACGACTTCGAACTGGAGTCGGTCTACCGCTTCGCGTTCGACAACGAGACCCAGATTCTTGAGAAGAACGCGGGCAAGACTCGCGTTGCTGGCACGCTTCCGCGTATCGGTGAGATGGACGAGTACCAGTCCTTCGGCTTCTCTTCGAGCAACGAGGGCTTCCGTGCCTACAAGAGTGGTATCAAGTTCGGTCTGTCGTGGGAGTCGGTCATCAATGGCCGTCGCCTCAACCTGATCGAGCGCGCTACCTCGAAGATGGCACGTATGGCTCGCGACACCGAGGTTGCAGAAGTTGTGGGTCAGTACGTGACCGCGACCGGCATCAACACGGCAAACATCAAGGCCGCTAACGTCGTCACCTTGAACCCAGTGCTGTCGCTCGCTTCGCTCCAGACGGCGCTTGCACAGGCCGGGGCTCAGAAGGTCAACGGCCACCTTGCTTCGGTTGGCTCCCAGTTCACCCTGGTGGTCCCCCCGGCGCTCGCCGCTACCGCTCGTAACCTCCTCTCGATCACTGAGATCACTACTCAGACCGGGACTGGCTCGGGTGCCGTCATCACCAAGACGGGCAACCCAGTTGCAGGTCTCATCACGCTGAAGGTCATGGATTCGATCATGACCATCAACTCGGGCGCAGGAGCGTACTGGTTCCTGGTTCCGAACCTGGCACTTACGGAGGGCTACCGCCCCGAGTTGTGGTTCGTCCGTGGCGAGGAGACCCCTAAGTTCTTCGTCAAGTCCACGACCATGCAGGACCCCAGCGAAGGCGACTTCGACCACGACGCTTGGGACACCAAGTTGCGTGCCACTGCCTCGGGCGTTTGCACGGGTGTCCTCGGCATCATGGCCTCGAACGGTACGGGCTCCTAACCAGTAACGACACTACCCAAGAGCGGGTCGCGGGCTAATCCGGCCCCGGCCCGCTCTTTGGCGTAGTAGGAAGGGATGCAACATGACCGAACCAACACAGGGAGAGAGGTTAGCCCGCGTGGAAGAGGCGCTGAGGGGCTTGAAAGACGCCTTCGATCAACTAGCAAAGGACCTTCGCGACGACCGGATCAATACCGTGTCACGGAACGAATGGGTGCAACACAACACTACTACTGATCTCCGACTTGTTGACTTGAAAACATCTCTTGATCGAAAGATCGCAGACGACAAGGCTAAGTCCGCCCCCTGGTGGATTCTTGTAGGGCTCCTGGTTTCTATTGCCACTGGCGCTACCGCAGTCCTTGTGGCTATCGCAGGAGCAAGATAATGGCTATCGACTACACAACCCCGCTTGGCAAGGTCCGTGCGGCAATTCCTGACATCTCTGAGGCCGACCCTGTTCTATCTGACGACCAGATCACTGCTTATCTGTCAGTTGCGGACGGCAACCTCTATGGGGCCATAGCCCTAGCGCTCCGCGCCATTGCCACTGAAACCACGCTTCTGTACAAGTACGTCAAGACCGACGACCTGTTGGTGGACGGCCCGAAGATGGCGCTCGCACTTCTGGAGTCGGCAAAGTCGTACGAGGTGAAGTCCGGGGCCTCCGTTGGCTTCTTCTCCCTCGTCTCAAGCGGATTCACATTGGAGGACTCGTGGGGCTCTCTCGAAACGCTCTAACGTCCGTCTTCACTCCTGAGTGGCAGACGGCGCTGAAGGGCGCCCCAGAGAAGGGGATGGTGGCGACCGTCAAGATTTTCGACCCCAACACCACCACGAGTACCTGGGTTCCTGGCACGGGGCTTGTGACTTCCCCAACAACTTGGTATGCGGGCAAGGCCCGTGTCCAACCGCTTCGCTCCTCGAACACCAAGGAGGGCAAGCAGGTTCAGTACGTCCAGGTTTCCGTGCCCATCGGTGGTCCGTTTACCGGAACGGTGCATGTCGGCTTCTCCATGTCCGTGTCAGTATCTCCGCTCAATCCAGACCTTTTGACTTACGTCTACACCTGTGTGGAAGTGGCAGACTCCTCGAACCCCGTGGAGCGCACGCTAACCTTCTTGGCTAATCATGGTCTTTC